GTGCAAGCAGAACGCTGGCTGCGTTGCATAAAATGGCCGGCTTGAACACTTCCCGAGGGTGCACCACTGCTGTATTGAGTGCACCTACGGAGACGGTATTAATGCCGATCACCTTGTTCTTTGTGTCGACGAGCACCGCCACGAAGTGCTCTCTGTCAGAACCGGCTAAATATGTGCGAAGAAGGGTGAAGGCGTCAGCCGGGCTGCTGATAGATTTCACCTCCGAGGGGTGAGACCCCTCTCGAACCAACATTATTTTATAACGGGGGATTCGGTACATTTTTTGCACCTCCTGTGGTTTTGACTTCAATTTAACCTGCGCATAGCAAGATAGCAAGCTATATAAAAAAGCAATTAGCGGCACTGGGGGACGATAAAGATGGGCCGGACAATTTATCTCGCTATCTCTTATTATCTCGCATTATCTTGCGGTAATGCTTAGTATTAAGTTTTTCGCGGAAGGCACAAAAAAAAGAATGAAGGAGCGAGGAAGATGAAAGATACACATATATACAGGGAAGAAGAAAAAGAACAAGCCCCTCAAGCCCCTGAGGAGGGTTGTGAGAGGCATGAGGAGGAGGAGGAGAGAAGAGAAGAAGGCCTTGGCAGGGGGGAGAGAGAAGGGCAGGATTCACCCTTCGCACATATTGAACACAAGAAAAAGAGGCGATTCCTGGAGCTCTATACCGACTGCGGAAACGTATCACTTGCCGCCGCCGGCGCGGGCATAAGCCGTTTCACCCATTACAGCTGGATGAAGTCTGATCCCGTGTACAAGAAGGCCTTCGAGGAAGACGCACAGGCGATACTGCTGGACAACCTGGAAGCGGAAATGTATCGGCGAGCATGCCACGGCGTAGAAAAACCGGTGTTTTACAAGGGAGAACGCGTCGACATAATACGCGAGTATTCCGACGTCCTGGCCATTTTCCTGGCCAAGGGCGCTAAACCCGAGAAATATAATGAACGGGTTGTCCAGGAGCACGTGGGCGCACGGGGTGGCCCTATCCTGTTGTCATTTGTCGAACCGGAGACGGTACGGGCAGCGGAGGCCGAAGAAACGGACGAAGGGACGGATTGAAACCTGCCTGCGACCGGTGTGAACCGCTTCAGAATTTCCAGTTTTGGAAAAAACAAACAGTTCAAGCAGAATCGGCATAAAATGCCCCTGCCACACTGAGGAAATACCGCTTTTTAGTGCAGGCAAATTTCCAGTTCTGGCAGTAGTTTACAATCCCAGGCGGCAGGGCAGGGGATATAACTATCGACAAAGAACCTGAGACACAACCGGCAGACAGGGAAAAGCCTTGCGGAATCTGTGCTCTAGACGCCTTCACGGACAGCACAGGTAGACAGCAGGTAGACAGCAGGTAGACAGCAGGAGGCCCCTCAGTATTCGTCCGATACTTCGTTCGATACATCGGCAGTTAACGTAATACCCATTATCGGACGTTCGCACACAAAGGGGAAAAGGGGAAGAAAAACCGGACCCCCCCTGGGGGGTGGAGCAGTGTGTCAACTATATATAATACCCTCCCACAACTCCTGTAGTAACTTGATTTCCCATTCCAGTTATTTCCAGATGTAACTAATTTGGCAAAAATTTTTCCCGTATAAAAGGGGCATGATGATGAAGGAAGAACAAGTACACAAGATTGTATGGAAAAAGCAATCGCGCCAGCTAGCATTTTTAAGAGCCTGTGGTCTGGACCATCCTTTCAGAAAAGGCGGCCCCGGACAAGTTCAAGCAGACGTAATATTCTACGGCGGCGCGGCAGGCGGCGGGAAGTCGGATGCTCTTTTAGTCGCGGCGATTATAGCATGTAATACTTTCCCTAAGATACAGGTAGGATACTTTAGGCGCAAATATCCCGAACTAGAAGGCCCTGGCGGTGCGATAATGCGTTCTAAGGAATTGTTAACCGGATATGCTACCTGGAATGGCCAGCACAGACGTTGGACCTTCCGAAACGGCGCGGTAATTCAGTTCTGTCATGCTCAGAAGGAAGGGGATGTAACAAATTATCAGTGCTTTCATCCAGATACAGAAATTTTAACAGAGGAAGGTTTTAAGCCTGTATCCGAGGTCAAAAAAGGTGAACTAGTAGCTACGATGAATCCCGAAACAAGGGAAATGGTTTACATGCCGGTAATAGCTACTCATGAGTACGAATACGAAGGGGATTTAATAGTATCGGAAACCGAAGTTGCGTTTGCGGTTACTCCTAATCATATTATGTGGGCTGGAACAGAGAAAAGAAGAGAACTGAGACCATTTAGGGCTGATGAGTTGCCTCTTCAACCGTATTTTCCAACTTATGCTAAGTGGAAAGGTATAACTCCTGAAGTTTTTAAACAAATAGACAATAAAGTGTATACGATTAATTCCCGTGTGTGGGCTAGGTTTTTGGGATGGTTTATTTCTGAGGGCAGTTTACGTAATCGTATTTACATTTCTCAAGTCAATGAGAACGGAAGAAATGAAATACGAGAAATATTACAGCAGATGAGCGTTTCCTTCTATGAGAATGAGAAAGGATTTAGCTTTGCTTCAAAGCCTATTTGTGAAGAACTTGAAAGATATGGTAAAAAAGCCGAAGATAAACATATACCTGTCGATGTTAAGAGATGGGACGTAGAACATTTAGAATTACTGCTTGATACTTTAGTGAAAGGAACATGGTATAGGAGAGGCGAGAGAGGTCAGTTTGTAACTTTATCTAATAAACTTGCGGACGATGTAATAGAAATAGCAACTAAGTGTGGTTATAGAACTAGCATAACGAAAAAGCAGGGTAATTCTCCAGACAGTCCTTACGGTACTAAGCCGCGTTACCATGTAAGTCTTTATAAGAAGAAAGGTGATACAACTACACGTAATATATACAGAAAGCCTTATTGTGGGAAAGTCTATTGTGTAACTGTTCCGCCTTATCATACGGTTTTAATTCGTTACAAAGGTAAGGTAATGTGGACAGGCCAATCTCAACAGTTTGATATTTTATTGATTGACGAAAGCACTCATTTTACAGAATACATGATTAGGTATCTACAAACGAGGAACCGCGCCACGATTGACGGTGTGAAGATAAAAGGCAAATTTTACAAGTTTAAGCCTTTTATGGCGTTGGCGTCTAACCCTGGAAAGTATTCTCACGGATGGCATAAGAGGATGTTTGTTGACCTAGGGCCTCCAGGTACGGTTTATGATGTTGAGGTTGAGCCTGGAGTTTACATGAGGCATTTGTTTATCCCGGCATTTTTGCAGGACAATGTTATCCTAGAGCAAAGAGACCCCGGTTACAGAAAAAGGTTGGAAAGCCAACCTGAAGAAATAAAAAGGGCTTTATTAGAAGGTGATTGGACTGTATTTGCTGGGCAATATTTTAAAGAATTTAGGTATCATCTTCACGTAATAAAACCTTTTGAAATACCTTGGGGTTGGTCAAGGTTCGGATGTATGGACTGGGGGTATGCGGCGCCGTGTGCTTTGTATTGGAACGCTGTGGATCCTGCTAATAACAGGGTAATAACTTACAGGGAATTGTATATTACCGAGAAAAGACCGGAAGAGATAGCGGATCTTTATAATGAATTGTCAAAAGACGATCCTGAGATAAGGTATGTGGCGGCGTCGCCGGATATTTGGAAGGAAAAAGGATTGATGAAAAGAACTCTAGGCGGTGAGACGATAGCAGAAGTAATGATGAATAAGGGGATGCCTCTAATTAAAGCCGACAATAGGAGGGTGATGGGCTGGACGAGAATGAGGCATTATTTGACGATGGCCCCTGATGGTAAGCCTTATTGGTTGATTTTTAATACGTGTGTTAATTTGATAAGGACTTTGCCGGAATTGATACACGATGATAAGAAGGTTGAGGATGTTGATGAAAACTGTGAAGATCACGGACCAGAGGCAATGAGGTATGGTTTAATGAGCAGACCTTCTCCTATAGATGCGATGGAGATTTATCCTGGCGGTTTATCGGATTATGGGCCGAGGGGTAGTTTTTCGAGAGAGGAATGGGATGAAGATGATTGGGAAGATGAATACGATGATTTGCCAGGATTTTATTAAAAAGGAGCAAGAATTGTGCCCTCATTGTTCTTGGAAGAAGTGTTTTTTTACTCTTCCCCCTGGACAAAAGGCAAAGGTAATTGGTGTTATAGGTTTCTCCAGAAAAAGTACTGTTGTAAGGGAGGTAGTTTTAGTAGATACAACTTCGTATTTTGCTGTGTGTAAACATAAAACAGGCTATAATGAATCGTTTTTGCGTATAGATTGTAAGTTGGGCGAGATAAAAATTAAGCCTATGTTTTAGGGCAAGTTTGAGGTGATAGAAGTTGACACCGCAAAAACAAATTGCTCCGGGGCTTAAGGCTAATATTAACCTTATTCCCGGGGATATTCTTGGAGAAGATTTACCTGCTTATTACCATGACGGGATTTATACAACCAGATGGAAACTGACCCTGAAAGAACGAATCCAGGTTTTTTTATTTGGCAATATTTGGCTTAACCTTATGAGCAGCACTCATCCTCCTGTACGGCTAGACGTAGAGGCGCCGTTCGAGGTTGTAAAGGTAAATTATCCGTGCTGGAGTATGAGTTGGGAAAAAGAACAGCAAAATCCTGATGATATTTCTGATGATAAGCCAGAATTTGAGGACGAAGAAGAAAAGAAGCGCAAGGAGTTTTTTGATAGAGGTTTCTTTAGCTAAAGAGGTGAATAGTGTTGGCTAAAAAATTTAACTGCAAAGCTTGCGGTGGTGTGCATTATTCTGTGCCGGAATTGATGGAGTGCCACAGAAAACATAAAAAAGCTGAAAAGATGAAGCAGGAAGCGCCTAAAAAATACCGCAAAAAGCCGGTGGTTGTAGAGGCTATTAAGTGGACAGGAGAAAACTTTGAAGAGATAGTGAATTTGATAGGTAATCCTGAAGAAGTCAAACAGGATAGAAAAGCAGTATATGATGAATCAGACATGACGCTAAAAATCAAAACCTTGGAAGGCACAATGACTGTTAGACCAGGTAATTATATTATCAAGGGTGTAGCTGGGGAATTTTATCCCTGCAAGCCGGATATATTTGAGGCTACTTATATTTCTGAGGAAGAATATCAAAAAGAGAAGGCTAAAATAATAGTTCCTGAAATCCTTGCTACTGAAAATTGCTTTTTTATCCTTCCGGTGGAGGTTTGCCCGGAAGAGTTGAGGTATCTTAGTCCTGGACAATATGCAGAGTTAAGGATAAGAGGCTTTATGAGCAAGAAGGGGTTTGAAGTTGATACCGTGGAACACTCAAGATAATGTAGGAGGCAAAAATGTGAAAGAGGACAAGCATTATACAAGGCAGCCTCTAGCGCCGGAAGAAAGGAGGCTGCTTGATTATTTTAGAGAGGAATTAAAATATGGCGAGGCTATGGTTATTGTGAGAAACGGGCTGCCTAAATTTGTGAAGGTAGCTACGAAGGATATAAAGCTAGATTAAAAGCTTAAGCCAGCCGCCGGGAGAGTACCAGAACACTAGAGCGAGCCATAATTATAAATACAACCTGAGAACAGGGGAGGCAGAGAGATAAGGGCAAGAACACTTGTCTTTAGTTCTTCGTCTCCCTTTTTTTATTGTTTCCAAAGGTGGTGATGGTTTTGCCGGTTTTTGTACAAGAATCAGCTACAACTGAAGAATTGGCTTATTCTGCTGATCCTGAAACTTTGTCGATGCGAAAGCAAGAAATGATTGATGAAGCTATAAGGACATGCATGAACTGGTTTGAAGCTGACCGTGCAGCAAAAGAGTTTTACATGGAGGAAATGGAAGAGCTTTATAAGCTTTACAAAGGGGATCACTGGGATCTTAAAGGTGCTGATGGCAGGGTTTTAAGAACTCCTGTACAGAAACGTGCCAGGCCAAACGCAGTAGAAAATATTACTTTTGCACTGATAGAGGGCTTTGTCTCCGAGTTTTCGCAGGACATAGACATTATAGACTATCCGGTAGAAGAAGGCGACGAAGAAGCAGCTAGGGTAATGACTGACCTTAAGAAATTTATAGCCTATAAAAACAGAATAGAGATAGAGCGCGAGAAGTATCTAAGGTGGTATTTTCTTTATGGTACTGGGATATGGCATCCTTACTGGGACCCAACTTGGAAAGGCGGCAAAGGTCCTAACAGGTGGCAGGGAGAGATAAGGTGGAAGGCTTTACATCCTCAAGTAGTTTACCCTGACGCTAGGTGCAGGGATAGCATAGAAGATGGACGCAGAGTGCATAAGGCTATTTGGAGGACCTTGGAGTATATTCGTGAGCAGTTTCCAGAGCATGGCGATGAAGTAAAGCCGGATTCTGTTAACTACGACATGCTCATTGGAGATGATTATGCCGTTCCTACAATGGAAGAGGGCGAAGAACAGGCACTAGTTATTGAAACCTGGTATAAAGGTCATCCAATGATTCTTGATGAATATGAGGAGGATCTAGGCCCTGGACTTCATGTTATTTGGTGGGCCGGTGAAGGTAATAGCGTTTATTTAAAACATGCTAACTACGTATATTATGATCCTGGCGAAGAAGCAAAGTTCCCGTTTATTTTTAGGCAGTGTTATCCTAGGGAAAATTCGATATGGGGATTTGGAGAGGCACACTGTCTAAAGTCTCCGCAAATTATCAGAAACAAAACCGGGGAGATCATTATTGAATCACACATGCACCATGCAATGGGCCAGACATTGTATCAAGAGCAAGCTTTAAGTCCTAAGCAGCAAAAGATGATTATGGAGCTTGGAACGTTGCCAGGCATGTGGTTCCCTGTGAAAGATATAAACGGGATTAGGAGAGAGACGCCAGGGGCAGGAGTAGCGCAAACTTTACCTGGAGAAATGAGCAGGTTGCAGAACGTCATGGAAACCTTGGTAGGACGCTTTGATATAAGCCAGGGTAGGACGCCTGGTTCTGTTACGGCTTTTAGAGCTTTGGACTTGCTGGCAGCCAGGGCACAGGTAAGATTGAGGTCTAAAGAAAGATCTATTATTTCAGCTTATGAAGATTTAGGTAACTATACAAACAACCTCATTACAAAGTTCTATACGTTCCGCAGAGCATACCGAATACTGGGAGAGGAAGGCATAAGCAGTACGGTTTACGATATGTTCGCGCTTGAAGATATACTCAAGGTTTATATTTTTGATACAAACCAGGTCATACCATATAAAGAATTTAGAAATACTATGCCAATTGGTGATGAGGGCTTAGATGTAGAAATGATGGGTGGCCTTGTTGAAGGCAAGGATTATGAAGTTTATTCGCCGGAATTTGATACAAAATGCAGGGTATCAACAAGTATGCCAACTGACCGCCTGTTTTATATGGAAATGGCGAAAGAATTATACATGGCAAAACTCATTGATGAAAATATTTTCTGGTATGTGGTTGATAAGGGCAAGTTCCCTCCGGTAAAAGAAATCATACAGAAGGTAACGCAACAACATTTAGCAGGACAACAAATGGTAGAGCAGCAGGACGTGCAAGGAGGTGGTATGCCGCAAGATTTAGAAGCAATTCAAGGTTTAATGATGGGAGCAATGCCGCAGGGTATGCCAACTAGAAATACCCCTCAAGGGTTCCCAGGGCAGCCTGATTCGGCGAAAATGATTGAAAGAATAATCTCTCAAAGACCTGAACTTGCCGAAGCTTTCTTAGCTTTAACACCAGAACAACAAGAGCAAGTAGTTGAAAGAGTACTCGCGGGAGGCGGTTATTAATGCCTTTAAAACCTGGAAGTTCACAGAAAACAATTAGCGAAAACATAGCAGAGCTTATCAGAAGTTATAAAGAAAAGGGCAAGATAGGCAACGTAAAACCGCGTAATTTAGAACATGCAAAACAAATAGCTGCAAAGATTGCCTATGAGTATGCCGGTAGGGGCAGCCCTGTTAAGAAAAAATAAAGCTTATTACTACCTGCTTTTTAGCGGGTTTTTTATTGCCCTCTATAGGGCTGACAACGCGGAAAGACGCGGTAACTGGCAAGTGCCTGACAACGCGGAAAGACGCGGAAAAATGACAACGCGGAAAGACGCGGAAATGGAGGAATTGATTATGTTTGATGAGCGTTATATTGATCTTCAGTTTTTTGCAGAGGATCCAGCAGAAGATGATGATTTGCTTGGTGAAGATGATAACGAAGATTTTGGCGAAGAGTTTGATTTAGAAGAGGCTGAAGAAGAAACCGAGGAAGAAGATGAAAAAGAAGCTGAAACAGAAGAAAAAACAGAGCAAAAGCCGGAAGAACAAAGGGATGAAAAGCTGTTTACCAAGGCCGATGTAGAGCGGATCGTTTATGAGCGTTTTCTTCGTGATCCCAGCCGCGTAGCCGCCAAGCAGCTTGAGGATATGACCGGCATGTCATTGTCGCAAATAGCAGATTATATCCGCGAGCAGCAGGAAAAAGAAGAAGTTAATAAATTGGTGGAGGAAAAAGGCTGGGACGAGGAAGATGCAACGGCACACGTTCGGGCTAGCAGACAAAACAAAGAACTTATTCAAAGAGCCAGAATGAGTGAGCAGCAGATAGAGATGATGCAAAATCAGTTTAACTATTTCCAGGACAAAGCCAGGTTTGCCAATGATCCGCTGGTTAAAAAGTACGAAGCGGAGATAGACGCTTTTTCTCAAAACGGTAAAGAGTGTTCTTTTGAAACTGCTGCCAACTACATCTTAGGCCAGAAAATTAGAAGTGGAGAGTTGTTAAATGACATCAAGAGCGGAGCAGTAAACAGAACTCTTGCCAACCTAGAGAAGCAAAGTAAGGTCAAGGTTGAGCAGGGTTCTTATAGCGGCAGGTCTGCTGCTGATGAAGGGCTTGATCCCTTCACTAGAAGTATGGCTGCTAGGTTTGGGATAAGTCCTAAAGAGGTAAAGGTAGAACAAGCGAAAATTGCCCGCGAAAGAAGAGGCAAGCGTAGATAAAACTCCTAATTTAAGAGGTTTTTTAATTTTTGAATGTGTGAGGTGAAGTTAGATGTTTATTCCTAGAAGAATTACTGAGGGTTTTGAGCTAGCTTATCATAAGATGGGCTTTGCTCCCAACCCTGCACCCTATGAATTAACTCCAGGTGCTGCTTTTCCCAAGGGATCTATGGTGGTGCTGACCAACAACAAGGTGGCGCTAGCAACGTCTTCTTCTGTTTCTGGAATATTAGGTATAATGGCTGAAGAAATCACGTCTGCGGATAACCCTTCAACTGGGCTGAAAAAGGGTTTAGTTTACGATAACCCTGACCTTGTTTACACGGTAAGCATTGCCGATATGGAAAACCGTGATTATACCGCTACAGGTGGTGCTGCTGACGGTACGACGGTAACGGCAGCAGAAGCCTCTATAACTACTGCTAATGCTTTTCGTGGGGCTATGCTCTATATCTATGAAGGGAAAAACAAAGGTGCAATAAGGACCGTCTCCGCTTATGCCAACTCTGATGGTACTGGAACCTGGACAGTTACACATCCTTTCCCGGCACAATGCGATACAACTACTAAGTTTATTGTATTTGGTGCTGGTGGGATGGCAAATGACGTAATCAATGTTGGCCAGAGCGGTATTGTGCTGAAAGACCATTTGAGTGTTGACGGTGATGCTAGCGTTATTTCTTCTAATGGTAAGGTAGGTCCTTTGGTATGTGTGGGGTTAAATCCTGAAGACTTAACAATGGATGTAATGATTCGCAGAACTTGCCACGCTTTTGCGTAAGGTGTGGCTTTTTTATTTACAAAATGAGCGAGGTGAAGTTAAATGTTACTTTCTGAAAACTGGGCAGAACTAATGCTGCCTATTTTGCGGCGCATTTTCGATAAGCATAAGAAGAAGCTCAAAGACTATGTTCCTGTAATCTATAATGTTCAGACTTCTAAGCGGCAGTTTGAACAGCATATGGGGATCGGTTCCTTGGGTCTGATGAGGGACTGGGACGAAACAGGCCGTCAAGTTTATTATGAAAGTTTTTCTAAAGGGTTTATAGCCACATACAGGCATAAGAAGAGATCTTTAGGGCTTGAGATTGAGCGCGAATTGGTAGAGGACGAGGTTTATAACGAAATCAAAAAGCGTGTTAGGATGCTCTTGCGTTCTGTCTATTATACGCGCCAGTATCATGCCGCTTATACCTTTAACAATGCTTTCAACAACAATATCAAAGGCCCTGATGGGAAATCTCTTTGCGCTACCGATCATTCGTTAAGCCCTACGAACAGTGCCACTTACAGCAATTGCAACACTAACTTGAAGCTGACTGCTGATAACGTGGAAAGAGTTCGTAACGAGATGATGGAGTGGAAGGACGACAAAGGTAACTTGCTGGCTATTAACCCTGATACCTTAATAGTCCCTCCAAGGCTGAGAAAACCGGCCCTTGTTATTGCCGATAGCGATAAAGAGCCGGATACCAGCGATAACAATGTTAACATTTGGCGCGGAGCTTTAGATGTAATTGAGTGGCCCTTCCTGACTAATCCCAATGCCTGGTTTTTGGTTGACCGGGAGAGGATGAAGGATTTTCTTAACTGGTTTGACCGCAGGGTAGCCAAGCTTGAGCAGGATAGGGAGAACTTCGATACAGAAGTAGCGCGCTATAAAGTAGTCAACAGGTTCTCATATGGCTGGGACGATCCTACATTCGTTTATGGATGTATCCAGCAAAACTAATAAATAAACCAGGGCAAGGGGCGCCCTCTTAGGGTGGTCTTGCCTCCAGGCCGTCCCTTGCCTGAAACAAGGAGGTAAGATTAAATGTCGGGAGTACATCATCCAAAGGCGTATATTTGCGCTGGAGAGGGTTTCCGCGTAGGAACTAGAGAAAGTAATATAGAGGTTATTGATTCGGTAGGTAGTTTTAACCCTTCGCTTAAAGTTAAAGCTGGTGAGGCAATTACTGCAGGTAATCTTGTTTATATATCCGGCTGGGATGCTGCAAATAAAATATTTATAGTAAAAAAGGCTAAAGCGGATGCTAGTACTGCTGCTGGTAAGTGCGCTCATTTTGTTGCTCCCGAGGCTATTGCTAATGGTGCAATAGGAATAGTTAGAGGGATGCATGAGCTAACTAATCAAAATGCTAACTATGATGTTGGCACTCCTGTTTATTTATCTACTATAGCTGGAGGTTGGACTAATACTGCCTCTTCAACTGCTGGGCAAAGCGTCCAGTATGTAGGGGTAGTTACGGCAAAAAGCGCGACAGCAGGGAAAGTATTGCTTTTCCCGTTTTATAGCAAAGCAATAGTTGCTTAATTTATGGCCCGGTTAATGCCGGGCTTACTTTTTTTAACCAGGGGGTGCGTAGAGTGGCTTATTATACTCCTACTGAAGTGTTAAACGATATTGATAAAACTTTTGGTGTTGTTAAAGCAGAAACCCCTATAAACAATAAGCTTACTGTAAGTATAAATGGTGTAGATAATAAAAAGCATTATATTGGTTCTATTGTCCTTACCGGCACAACCGGAACAGGTGGTAATACGGCCTTGGTAATTAAGATGGGAAGTACCGTGGTATGGACTGAAACCTTTACAGTAGGCACGGATAAGGTGCGGCAGTTCCAGGCTGTTCCCCTTGTAGGCAATAAAGGCGAAGCAGTAACGGTAGAAGTTTCTGCTAATGATTTAGCGGCAGGCAAGCTGTATGTTGTTTACTATACAAAGTAAAGGTGGTTGAGGTGAACAGGGTAGAGTTATTTCAGATAGCCGAGAAAAACGGTATTAGGGAAAATGCGCAAAGAGCTTTAGTTTTGACTAGGCAGGAACTTATTGACTATTTTAATTCCGAAAAAGGGCAACAGGAATTAAGCCGTTATCGTATTTATGTTGAGTTTAACGATGATTTTCCTCTTGCAGTTCAGAAAGTGGAAAGGGTTGTTGACCTGCTGATGATGGAGGTTGAAGCCTATGCCAGAGACATTGAAAAAGATGGTAGAGAGGGTTAGGGATATTTTAAAAGAACCCATACCGGCACGGTGGACAGACGAACAGATCAAAGGATATTTGAACAGAGGACAGGAGAATCTTGCTATTCTGGCTGAAAGAACTAAAACTGTTGAAATTACATTACCGGCAGGAGAAGGAAGTATAGTTCGGCCTGATGATTTTCTGATGATTAAGGGTTTGTATTGGCTTGATGCGCCTTATAAACGTGAGATTAAGCCTGGTATGTCAAATATACCTTTAGATGATACCACGGTAGGAGATCCCAGGTATTTTTACATGCAGAACGAAAAATTTGAAATACGGCCCATTCCTGTAATTGATAGGACTATTTATATTGTCTATTATCAAAGACCGCCTGATATGGAAATAGATGAAGATTTACCATTTTTTAAGTTTTCTGAAGATGTTCTTGTTTCCTTTGCTGTATTCAGGGCTTATGCTGAAGATAATGATCCCCGTATGCAGTTGTGGGAAGAGGACTATTACAAGCAGAGCAGGAGATGGCTGGTAACAGAAACGCAGAATTATCAGGAACCTTTCCAGCAACTGCCGAACTGGTAAGGAGGGACGGTTTATGGCCAGATCTAAAAAAACTCCAAGAATCGGTGAGATCCAATACGAGCGCTTATTTGACTGGAGCGGCGGAATGAATAATGCCGTAAACCCTGTTTTGCTGAAAGACAATGAAAGCCCTCTTTTGGAAAATGCTTCCCTGGACGAGAAAGGAACACTTTTCCCCAGGATGGGGAGCAGGGACAGGTATTCGGAGCAGATCGGCAACGAACCTGTGACTGGCATAGGAACTTATTATAAATCGGATGGCACTTCCAGGCTGCTTATTAGCGCAGGGACAAAACTTTACGAGGACAACCCTCATATAATGGACGTTTTCGAGAACCAGGACGAGTTCGAGCAGGGGACTATAGCGGGATCGGCCAGCATCACGAAAAAGCCCAACTCTGTGGTAAACGAAGAAGATCCTGAGGACGTTGAACTTAAAATAGATACTGAAGAAGAATGGGACACCGGGGAGAAGGACAATATTGTTGTAAATCCTGATGGCACTATTAGCCTGGCAAAAGCGGGAGAAGACATAGAACACAAGGATGAAACGGAAGAGGATTTTGATGCCGGGACGTTTGATAATGTGGAATTTCTTTCTGGAGAAGATGTGGCACTTACCGAATCCGGCGAGGACTTCGAAGAAGGCGAACTGGACGGCGTAGTGGTAGGA